GAGTAACTTTGTTCCGGGCGGAGTAACAAATTTCTTAAATCAAATTATTAGAAGAAATGCTTGGAAAAATAAAGGAATGCGACTGCTAGACATACCTCCAAAAAGATACCTTGCAGATCCTAATCCTACAAAAAATAAACTTGACCTCAGGACCTTAGAATAAATACATTATGAGTAAATCACTAGACGGCGTCTTAATTAAGAAAGCCAATAAACAAGAAACGTTTACAAACGAACAAGTAGAGGACTTACTAGCATGTATGGATCCGGATACTGGCTATCTTTATTTTGCTAAAAAGTTTGCACACATTCAGCATCCTACAAAAGGCAAACTTTTGTTTGATCCATATGAATATCAGCTGGGCTTGATGGAAAGTTATCATAACTATCGTTTCAATATCAATATGATGCCAAGGCAGACAGGCAAGACTACGTGTGCTAGTATCTATCTAGCATGGTATGCAATGTTTATGGCCGATCAAACAATTCTTATTGCAGCACACAAGTACACAGGTGCGCAAGAGATTATGTCACGTATACGATTTGTATACGAAACTTGTCCTGATTATATTCGTGCTGGTGTTACAAGTTACAACAAAGGCAGCATTGAGTTTGAAAATGGCAGTAGAATCATAAGTCAAACAACTACTGGAAATACAGGACGTGGTTTGTCTATCTCTTTGTTATACTGTGACGAGTTTGCATTTGTTATGCCTAACATTGCTGAAGAGTTTTGGACATCAATATCACCTACACTAGCAACAGGTGGTCGTGCTATTCTTACAAGCACACCAAACTCTGATGAAGATACCTTTGCTACTATTTGGAAACAAGCAGAAGACAAGTTTGACGAACATGGCAATGAAAATGAAGTAGGACGTAATGGCTTTCATAGTTTTCGATCTGATTGGTGGGAACATCCAGATAGAAACGACGAGTGGAAAAAAGAAGAAATTGGACGTATTGGTGAAGAAAAGTTTAGACGTGAATACGGATGTGAATTCTTAGTATTTGACGAAACACTAATCAACAGTATTAAATTAGCAGCAATGGAAGGTATTGCTCCTACACTTAATATGGGACAAACACGTTTCTATAAAAAAATTGATCCTAAGTTAAACTATGCAATTGCACTTGATCCTAGTATGGGCACCGGTGGAGACTATGCAGCAATACAAGTTATAGAATTGCCTACGTACAAACAAGTTGCAGAGTGGCAACACAACACAACTGGTATTCCTGGACAGATACGGGTGTTAAATGACATATTAAAGTATATCGCAGAACAACGAAAAGGTGATAACGGTATTTACTGGAGTGTTGAAAACAACGGACTTGGTGAAGCAGCATTAATTGTAATCAATGATTATGGTGAAGAAAATATGCCAGGCATGTTTGTTAGCGAACCAATGCGTAAAGGGCATGTACGCAAGTTTCGCAAAGGATTTAATACAACACACAGTAGCAAAGTTACAACTTGTGCAAGACTAAAAACAATGGTAGAAAACGATCAATTACACTTGCTCAGTAAACCTCTTATAAGTGAACTCAAAGCATACGTTGCTACAGGTAGCAGTTATCAAGCAAAGCCAGGATCACACGATGATCTAGTAAGTGCGCTCATTCTTGCCCTGCGTATGATAACAGTAATGAGAGATTGGGATCCTGCAATTTATAATAGCTTTGTACAAATTGACAATGATATGGAAGACTATGAAGCACCTATGCCTATTTTTATAAGCAGTAACTTTTAGATAAATAACTATATGAAGAAACTCGACAAAATATCAGCGGACCTATTTAATAAAATTAGAGGACGTTTTGAAAACATTACTATCGGAGACGAAAACGGTCAAGTAACTAATGTGCCTGAAGAAGCACGTTATTTTGATTTTTCGTATCTATCAGATGGAGTAGATTTAGGCAAGGTAAGCGTAGCAGTTGATCCCGAAAAAGGATTAAGTGTAATTGTTGCCAAAGATATTGCACAAGGTCAAATGGAAGATGTACAAGATGGGTGGTACAACTTTTTGAAAGAGCTACGTGTGTTTGCCAAAAAACGTATGATGCATTTCGAAGTCAGAGATATTAACAAGTCAAATTTAAACAAAAGAGATTACGAGTTTCTAGCCCAAAACCGCAACGGAGAAAATACAATGGCCGAATCAAAAATGTACGGAAACGATCGTACTAGTTTCCAAAAGGTAGGCAAAGCAAAGATTTCAGTAAAACATAGTGCGCCTATTAATGTAGAAAATGCAAGTAGTCGTACTAGCAAAATTTCAAAAATCTTTATCGAATCACCAGACGGAGAAAAATTTAGATTTCCATACAAGCATCTAGCAGGTGCAAGAGCATTAGCAAGACATGTTGCCGAAGGTGGTCATGCATATGATGACTTTGGAAAATACATTACAAGCCTTAGTGAAGAAATGAGCAAAATACGTAAACTGAATACGTATATGGGTCGTAACACAGTAATGGCAGAAACATTAGATCAGTATAGTGATGTACTCAAGCAGCGTGTAAGCGAAGTACGTAAAGAAATTTCAAACTTGCAAAAACCGTCATATTATGCAGAAGCAGTAGAAAACTTTGTTGCACACGAAAATATTGAAGTTCCAGAAGACGTTGCGGAAAACTGGATCGACCAATTAACTATTAAACAGTTCAATGAAGAATTAAAAGATGTATTTCCGTATGTATACAAACTAATTGGCGAAGCAACAAAAGCACAAGAGCTAGGCCCAGATGATTTGATAGACGAATCAGGATTACAATATTATACTGGTGTTAAAAAACACGGTAAAGAATATATGAAAAAAGCAGCAGCCGCAGGACGTGACGGCGCTTCACAAGAAGAACTAGGCAGACTAAAAGACAAGTACAGCAAAGCAGCAAAAGAATCTATTGATGATATGCTAGAAACAGCAATTGATCAATTAATGGGTCAGTTTGCAGAAGCCAAAAACATGTCTGATGAAGAAAAAGAAAAAGCAATGAAACGTGCTTTGCAAAAATCAGACGAACCTGAGCGTGGAGAGAAGCGTAAAAAAGTTACACTAAAGAAAGCACCGTGGGAAGAATCAGATACCGAAGAAGGCAATGCATATGCTAAGGCAGTGCGTCAGGCTAAGATGGACGGTAAGAAAAAAGGCGACAAAGTTAAAGGCCCAGACGGCGACGAGATTACACTTGAAAAAGAAAAAACACCAATTGGAGAATTCATTCTATCTTACTTTGATAGAGAAAACGGAACGTTTCCAAAAGGCGAAACAGCAGTGCTTACTATGGTAGAAAAAGACTACGGCGAACAATATGTTGAACCAGCTGCTCAATTTATTCAAAAAGTAGAGGCAATGGTAGCAGAGCGTAATGCAAAAGAAGCACACGTTAGTCGCTATCCGGAAACAGACAGAATTAAAGCGTTAGCTGGTTTATAATAATCAGCTAACTTTTTATAATTATTGTTAAAAAACACTTGACAATGATAAGTATATTGTGTAGTATGTAATAGTACTGCACATTAAGGCATACAAAACAAGACATAGGCAACATTTATAGGAGGCATAACTATGGCATCATTAGCAGAAATTCGAGCAAAGCTCGCACAACAAGAATCTCGCCCAAGTGGCGGTGGCGGCGGCGACAACGCAATTTACCCATTTTGGAATATGCAAGAAGGACAAACCGCAACAATGCGTTTCCTTCCTGATGGCAATCCAGATAACACTTTTTTCTGGGTAGAACGTTTGATGATCAAACTTCCATTTAGTGGAGTAAAAGGTGACACAGGGTCACGTCCAGTACAAGTACAAGTACCGTGTATGGAAATGTATGGCGAAAGCTGTAACATTCTACAAGAAGTACGTGGCTGGTTCAAAGATCCATCACTAGAAGACATGGGTCGTAAGTACTGGAAGAAACGTTCATACATCTTCCAAGGATTTGTTACAGACAATCCATTAGCTGATGATTCAGCACCTGAGAATCCTGTGCGTAGATTTATCATTGGTCCACAAATCTTCCAATTGATTAAAGCAGCACTAATGGATCCAGACATGGAAGAACTACCAACAGATTATACTGCTGGTGTAGACTTCCGTTTGTCAAAAGGATCAAAAGGTGGTTATGCAGACTATTCAACATCTAGTTGGGCACGTAGAGAGCGTCCTCTAGGCGATGCTGAAATGAATGCAGTAAACACAAACGGGTTGTTTAACTTAAACGACTTCCTTCCTAAGAAACCTGACGAAACAGCAGTTAAAGTATTAACTGAAATGTTTGAAGCAAGTGTTGACGGAGAAGCATATGATCCGGATCGTTGGAGTAATTACTTCCGTCCGGCTGGTATGCAAGCACGTACTGGTGATCCACAAAATAGAGCACCAGCGCCAGCAGCAACACCAGCGCCTGCTCCAACAGTAGACACACGTAATGATGATATTCCGTTTAAGTCTAATGAAGAAGTTGCAGCAGAAGCAGCACCAGCAACTGAAACAGCAGGCGGAGCGCAAGATATTCTTGCAATGATTCGTTCACGTCAAGGTTAATAAGATAACAACACCTCTACTAGTTAAACCGGAGCAGAGATTCACGGTTTACCTGTCAACACTCCACACGCTAGTAGAGGCACTTTTTATATAGGAGATAATATGGCTACTAAAGCATTCGATCCTTCAAAGTTTCGAAATTCATTAACAAAATCTATTACAGGTATGAGCGCAGGCTTTAACGATCCTACAGACTGGATTAGTACAGGCAACTTTGCACTCAACTATTTGCTAAGTGGCGACTTTCAAAAAGGTATTCCGCTAGGCAAAGTAAGTGTATTTGCAGGAGAATCTGGCGCAGGTAAATCTTACATTGTGTCAGGTAATATTGTAAAGTACGCACAGGATCAAGGTATTTTTGTTGTCCTTATTGACAGTGAAAACGCACTTGACGAAACATGGCTACAAGCATTGCAAGTAGACACAGACGAAAGCAAACTTCTTAAACTCAACATGGCAATGATTGATGATGTTGCTAAGACTGTTAGTACGTTTATGGAAGACTATAAAAAAATGGCAGAAGAAGATCGTCCTAAAGTGCTGTTTGTAGTTGATTCGCTTGGTATGCTTATGTCACCAACTGAAATGGACCAGTTCCAAAAAGGTGACATGAAAGGTGACTTTGGTCGTAAAGCAAAGGCACTAAAGGCACTTGTAACTAACTGCGTTAATATGTTTGGTAGTTATAATGTAGGCATGTGTGTAACCAATCACACATATGCATCGCAAGATATGTTTGATCCAGATGACAAGATTTCAGGTGGTTCGGGCTTTGTGTATGCAAGTTCAATGGTCGTTGCTATGAAGAAACTTAAACTTAAAGTAGATGCAGATGGCAACAAAACATCACAAGTACATGGTATTAGAGCAGCGTGTAAAGTAATGAAAACACGTTATAATAAACCGTTTGAAAGTGTACAAGTTGAAATTCCATACGAAACTGGTATGGATCCATACTCCGGTATGTTTGACTTGATGGATGCAAAGGGCTTGTTGGAAAAGAAAGGCAATCGGTACGAGTATGTTATGAGCACCGGCGAGCCTATTCTAGAATTCCGTAAGCGTTGGACAGGTGATCTACTCGACAAAGTTATGGCAGATTTGCCAGCTAAAGAAGCACAAGTTGCAGCCGAAGAAGCAGAAGCTGATCGTCTAGCAAGAGAAGCCGAATTAGCTGAATTAGAAGCCGAATTGGTAAATACCGAGAATAACTTAGTTGAGGAAATTACTGAAAATGAATGAAGAGCAGATTGCAGATATCTGGAACTTATTTAAACCCAATTTAGACAAAAAGCAAGTAGAGATGACAGCAGAAAAGTTTGTTGATCTACTTGCTGACTACGGTGTTGATGATATTGCTTTCAAGGGATGTATGGGACACGATAAAGACTTAGATGATGCTATCCAGTATTATTTAGATCTTGATGAAGATATTGAATACGATGATGATGAATGGGATGAGTAATGGCAGGCTGGTATAGTCGAGTAAGTCGTAATATAGGTGAGATTCCTGCGGCTGTACAATACTTTGAAACAGAACTACAATCAGCTAAAGCAGAATGCAAGCTAGTAGGTAATGTTGAAAAGCAAGCTAGTATGATGCCAGGCATTGTCGAACATCGTTTCAATCAATTACAAGAACTTGAAGCAATTCTTGAATTTATGAATATTGAGCTACGTAAACTGCGTAGCTCGTTTTTCAAAAAATATCTAGAAAACTATCAACGTGCGTTAAGCAGTAGAGACGTTGAAAAGTACGTAGACGGCGAAAGTGACGTTTGCGACTACGAAAAGATTATCAATGAGTTTGCATTAATACGCAATAAATGGCTAGGTGTACTTAAAGCACTTGATCAGAAACAATGGCAAATTACTAACATTGTTAAATTACGTGTTGCCGGAATGGAAGACGCTACTCTTTAAACCATAGGTAATCAACGTGCTGTTGTACAATAAGTTGATATCCTAAATCTTTCATATAATTGTAGTAAGTCAGATCACCTGACTTACTGCCGTTATCTTCTATACATATATAATGAATTTTTTGTGTATTCCAATCGATACAATCCATAATAGTAAGTTCGGCACCTTCAACGTCAATTTGTAAATAATCAACAGTTGTAGGAAACTTCATACTTGCCCAGCTTTTTGTTGGAACAGTAATACTATTTGCCATACTCAATCTATCAAGATGATACTGGTCCAATGTTTCAGTAATTCCGTTCCAGGCAGGATCGTTATTATATGTACTAAATTCTATTGAAGTATCCTCTTTCCAAATAGCAACATTTTCGCATCTACAATTTCTATTTTTTACAAGTTGTGCATAACTTGTAGGAGTTGGTTCTACACATACGCCTTCCCAGCCAGCCTTCTCTAATATAATAGTACTGTTCTTTTTTCTTCCATCAAATGCACCGATTTCAACATAAAATCCAGGCTTTTGATTTTTCCATACAGCATCTTTAAATATTGCTGTCATTCTAGGGTGCTTCATATTTGTATCCAAACTTGTTAATAGTATCAGTGTATTTATTAAGTATATAGTTAATTGTATCTAATGTGTAATATTTACTATAATTA